TGACCTAAAGTGTTTGTGACTATAACTGCCTCACCTTGCCTGAATGTTGATGGTTTACCTGCATTTGCATAATCAAATGTATCAACCACCAAGATACCGTGATCAATATCTCGTTTAATAATTTTACCACGACATCCTGATATAACTCCCTGCACATATTCATTCTGTAAAAAAGTCTGTGATAAATCGGCACGAACATAAATGTATTGGTGTGGAAAATCAGTTGCTAGTTTTTCATCCATTTGTTTATAGGTCAATGGCCATCCGTGTTCACGAAGAGAATCATTCATCATATAAAACGTCCAATGATAGTTTGGCGTTTCATATAAAAACATAGAAACTTGATCAGGACGTTCACCGTCTTGGATACTATATGGTTCGTAAAAATGGATCCCTTCTCTGACCTGATCAACAACGTCAACATACTGAGTCAGATCTCTGAAGAATTCTATTTGTCTCGTTGCACCACCTAAGTTTTCATGATCATCACCAAAGGTGTATGCCGTTTTTTTAAAATTTTTAAAGAAGTCCATTAGAATCCTGCCTCTACATCTCTCTTACTCAATGCTCTGTACTCTAAGAATGTTAAGTTTAAATCAATTTCTGTTGGGTGACCATCTTCAAAGAAAACACCACCACTTGTAGAGTTATATGCAGCTTGCACATCTTTCAGATAACAATATTGAATCTTTGGTATTTGTAAAGTCCCACCATCAAATGCAAATTCAATTCTATAGATGTTAGGAAACTCGTAACCGATAGGAACACCTTCAGATACATCTATTTCACGAGGATACATTTGGAATCTAAAATTTTCAATGATGCTTCTTATAGTGACTGCCTCTTGTGGAGAGGTGGGGATTAATTTGAAAGAAAATGCAAATGATCTCATTGATGGTTGATCAAAAAGCAAACGTGTACCAGGATTCATTCCTGTTTGTAAAGCTAACGAAGCCGCATTCGCAGTTCCTCCTGGAATTTTCTTCGCTAATCTTGCTGCTGTTACCTTCGCTGATTCTGCTGATATACTACCAGTAGCAAGATTAAATATACTTTCCATTCCTTCTGACAAACCAGAACCAAGAGCACCCAAAATGCTATCGCCAGCATTGAGTGCAGCTGTAGTAGACATACCTGCGGCACCAAGATTCGCACTATTGTAATTGACCGCATCATTGTATTGTAGTGAAGGTGGGAAAAATAACTGAATAGCAGGACGACTTAAATCACGATAGGCACGAAGGTCTGTAAGTTTTTTACCCATCACTTCTTGGTTTTCTGCAATTTCTTTATTGATCTCAGCGTTTTCTGCGTCATTTCTTCGCTTATTGGATGCTGCCTTTTGGTCGGCTTGAAACTGAGCATCTGCAGCAAAGGGTCCACCCTCTTCATCATCAGCATCATCAAACCCAGTAGCAACATCATCGTTTGTAGATTCTGAAGTTGTACCTTCTGTTACTTTTGTAACAAGATCACTATTAAAAATATCACCGAGCAAACCATCAAGTAAACCTGTATCAATTTTATATGGGTGAAATACAATGTGTGCTGGATACATATCTTCACGATTCACAGGAAACTTGAGTATCTGAGTTGACCCTCTACTTTTCTTTACTTGTTGCGTGTTTCCTACTTCTGGCATTGATGTATGTCCGCCATACTTTGGACTAGAAGTGAGAGTGATATTATTATTTCTAGGTCGATTAAACTGATCAGCATCAGAATTTGCTGGTGGTCTTGATGTTTTAGTAGCACCTATTGGATCATAAGACATTTATTTTTTCCTATAAATAAATAAAATTCATTTGAGCTATTTATAAGGTTTTTATGGCATATTCTGGCAAATATAGAATCAAGAATATGGGCAAATATTCTGGTGATCCCGACAAGGTAACATACCGTTCCTCGTGGGAAAAGGCATGTTTTATTTGGTGTGATAATAATCCAAATATTAAGTCATGGTCATCTGAGGAAGTTGTCGTCCCTTATAAATGGGATATAGATAAGAAGATGCATAGATACTTCGTTGATCTTAAAATTACATTCAACGATAATAAAACTTTGCTTATAGAAATCAAACCTGATAAAGAAACTAATCCACCCAAACGTCCAGATAAATCTAAACGATATATCGGTGAAGCAATGACATATGTTAAGAATATGAATAAGTGGGAAGCAGCGAACAGTTATGCAAAGGATCGTGGTTGGGATTTTCAAATATGGACAGAAGAAACTTTACATAGTATGGGCATCATGAAGAAGTTGAAGGGTCTGAAACCATTAAAACCATATAAGAAAAAACGTAAAAAATGATATAAATAGTAACATGGTAGATAGCAAGTTATTTCAAAAATTAGAATTAGAAGCATTTCGTGCTGGTATAACCCCACGAACTGACGAATCACGTGCTTGGTTTCGTACGAGACTGAGGCAATTAAGACGTGTGAATCGTCTAGAAGTAATGAAGTCCGATGAGGTCAAGTTAGTGAATAAATCACAACCACTCATTGGAACAATGAATATGTTTTTCTATGATCCAAAAACAAAAGACACATTACCTTTCTATGATAGATTCCCATTAGCGATTATCTCCGGTCCAGCACCAGGAGGTTTTTATGGAATGAATCTACATTATCTACCTCCAGTTCTCAGAGCAAAGTTTCTAGGCGCATTGATGGATCTAACAAACAATACAAAATTTGATGATACGACTAGATTCAAAGCAAGATATGAAATGATTAATAAAATAAGAACATTAAGGTTTTATAAACCTTGCTTCAAACATTACCTATTTGCTCATGTAAAATCAAGACTCGGAAGAGTATCGCCCGCAGAATGGGAAATAGCAACCTTTATGCCAACTGCTGATTGGGCAAAAGCGAGCGGAAAAGAAGTTTATAAAGTTTCTAGAGGAATGATTTAATGGCAACCATAGACCAGTTAAAATCCGCAGTATCTTTCAAATTAGGTGTAGCGAAACCAAACCAATTTATGGTAGAACTTCCAACCGATTTCAATTCTAATAGTGGTGGTATCCTCAGTGCTATCAGAAATTTGATGAGTGGGAATGAGTTGAACTTACTTTGCCAAAGTGTAGGTGTTCCACCCAAAACTGTTTTAACATTAGATCAAAAGATGGGTGTCCAAGCACGTAAAGTTGCATATGGGTATTCAGGTGCAGGGTCTCTTAACCTGACTTTCCTATTGTTAAATGATTATGGCATAAGAAAATATTTTGATACATGGTATTCCTCAACAGTTTCACAAAATACAGGGAAGGCAATATATCATAGCAACTATGCAAGACAAATTAAAATTCATCAATTAAGAAAACCCATAACTAATAAAAAGTTTGGTGCAGGTCCGATCAGTCTCAATGTGGGTATTGGGCAAGGAACTGTTTATAGTGCTTTGTTAGAAGAAGCATACCCAACAAATATAACACAAACTGAATTTACTAACGACGCCGATGGTGTTATGCAGTTAACAGTTGAAATGACATACACTAAATGGTCACCTGTAGAAGACAATCAGGGACTGTTCTCACTTGACGCTAGTTTAGGATCTCTTTCTAGCTTTTTAAGATAAAGGAAAATTAAATAATGGCACTGCCACGTTTGAATGAAACTATTTGGTATGATCTTAAATTACCATCATCAGGAGATGTCGTTCACTATCGTCCTTTCCTCGTAAAAGAACAAAAGGTACTCTTAACAGCAGGAGAATCAAATCAACCAAGACAAGTGATTAGAGCGATCACTGATACGATTAAATCATGCGTACAAGAAGATATTGATGTTTCTTCACTATCATCTTTTGATGTTGATTATATTTTTGCACGAATCAGGGCAAAGTCTGTTGGTGAAACAGCAGAGTTGATGATTAAATGTTCTGAATGTAAAGAAGAAACTGATGTTAAAGTTGATATCATGCAAACAAAAGTTGTTGGTGATATGCAACCTAAAATTCTACAACTGACACCAGAAATCAGTATTGAAATGCATTATCCTACCTATGCTGATTTGATGTCAAACACTAGCATATTTGATGGCGGTGATGATACTCCTAAAACAAATGAAGCAACTATGAATTTAATTATATCTTGCATGTCAACATTATTCACGGAAGATGAAAGAATTGATATGAAAAATGAAAGTATGCAAGAAAGAATTACCTTTTTAGATTCTTTAAATTCTGAACAATTTGAAAAGGTCGCCAAGTTCATTGGAGATATACCGAAATTAAGTTATGATGCGAATTTTACTTGTGAGCATTGTAACCATAAAAACGAATTATTATTGGAGGGTATGGACAATTTTTTCTGATATGCCTCTCACATGAATCATTAGAGAATTATTATAGTACCAATTTTTCTTTAATTCAACATCACAAGTATTCCTTAACAGAACTAGAAGGAATG